GATAAGGATTTGGTCGGTTTCAACATCCTCACCGCAACCCCTGCGGCCTGGAATGTGACCTGGAAGAAAGCGGGTCAGGCGGTTCAAATCATTGCCGCAGCAGCTGTTAATGCTGCCGATTGGCATATTTTCTCATTTTGGTTTGACGGTCTCCACACCATCACGTTTCTTATTGATGGCGTGCCAAATGCAACGACAGCCCTCACTTCGGCAGGTACCGTTCCAAGCGCCCAGAGACTGGCCCCGATCATTGCAATAAAGACCGGTGAAGGTGTCCTGAAAAGAGTTCATTCGGATTATATCAGGGTGATTCAGGCGAGGTAAGATTTGAGCAGTTTTTACGAAGATATGCAGTCGGTGAATGCAGACTTCCTGGGGCCTGGGGGTCTTGGGAAGTCCGCATATTTGGCCGATGGGACGAAGATCGAGATTATTGAAGTCCAGACGTATGAGGAATCTTTAGGGGTAGAGAATAATTCCATCAGGATCAAAACCCTGACAAAATTGGTAGATCATCTGGTGCATGGGAATATGATCACAGTTGAAAGTCCCTCCGAGATGATCGAGGGATTGGTTGAAGCGGAAACTTACTATATCATCGGGATCAAGCCGGGCAGTTCCGGCATGACGACCCTGAATCTATCAAAGGAAGTGTCTTAGATAAATGACAGACTCCATCCGTCAACAGATCATCACTAAAATCAACACTCGATTCGCTGCCATTTTTACTACGGGCGGTTATCACACGAGTCTTGGCTTACATATTAATTGGTGGCGTGATCTTGAAAACAATCCCTTTCAGGCCTCTGAACTTCCAGGGATAAACCTGAGAGACGATATTGTGGAGACATCAGTTCATTCAACGGCAAAAATGTATCATGTCATGCCGATCAAGATGGATATTGCAACGATTTCACCGGAAGAGATGAGAAAGGCATTGGCGGATATTGAAAAGGCGATGCACACAGACAGAACCTGGGGGAATCTTGCCTCTCATACCGATCTATTATCAGATGAGTCAGTTGTCGAACAGAAAGAGAATAAATATTTTAGGACAAGCATCATCATGGAGGTTCAGTATTTCACCGCCATTGGCGATCCTTACAGCACATAAAGGGAGATGAGGGGATCATGGATGAGAAAGAAGAACAGGAGCTGATTAAGAAGGGGTTACGTTATCGACCAAGGATCACGGAGGCAAGAACCTATATTATCGATCCTCTGACGGGGGAGGAAATCGCAGGATTAAAGGAGGTCAAGAAAGATGTCACCGATGAGATTATTCGCAACCCAACTATTCGCAAAAGTTGAGGCGACAGAAGGAACGAAAGAAACCCTGGCGGTAACAGATCCAATCCAGGCTTCAAATATTAAATTCTCGCCTGGGATCGAGATGTATGACCGGAATCTTCTCAGGGGGTCGTTATCGAGAAACCCATCCGTTTCAGGGAAAAGGCAGGCGAGGTTGACCTTTGATGTGGAATTAAAGGGATCGGGGGCGGCAGGGACAGCCCCGGATTATGGGGCTCTACTTTTAGGATGCGGATATTCGGAAACGATTTCAGCGGGTGTATCAGTCACTTATAAACCCGCCACTAATTCGCTCACCAAATCCATGACTCTCGCCGTCTACATGGATGGAGTTATCAAGACAATGTGGGGAGCAAGGGGAAATGTCAAACTCTCTATGGCCGCAGGGAAGCCAGGGATTTTGAGTTTTGAGTTTTTAGGAGCAGATTTTGATGTGGTTACCGGAGCTCTCCTCGCTCCGACTTATTCGACAATTGTTCCGGCAGCATTTCTGAATGGAAGTTTGCTTCTGGATTCCTATGCAGCAGTCATCTCTAAAGTCGACATCGATACGGGGAATGTCCTCGCATTGAGAGAGAGCATTAATGCATCATCGGGAAATCTTTCTTGTCTTATTACAGGAAGAAATCCGAAGGGATCAATCGATCCAGAACTTGTTAATATAGCGACTTATGATTTTTATCTGAAGTGGAAAACCCCTGGGACATTGGGAGGCATTTCGTTAGCGGCAACAGGATCGGCAGGGAACATCTGCACGGTAAGTTGTTCGAAGGTTCGTTATGCAGCGATTGACCCCGGAGAACGGAACGGGATCAGAACATTGGGGATTGACTGTGAATTGTGCATGAATGCGGGTGATGATGAGATTTCGATTACCTTAACATAAAAAAGGGGGGATTTTTACCCCCTCTTCTTCCTGCCTCTAACATAGGCTCTGCTCCCTCCTGCAAATAGTGGGGCCAACCAAACACTTCATCCAGAATAAAGAAAGGATGGGAGCCTATGGCACTCAAAGAAAAAATCTACAACTTTTTTCGTGAAAATCAGAAGAGATCATTTCATGTCGAAAAGTTCGATGAAACAATCTATTTTTCTCCGGTGACAGTTCTGGAGATGCAGAAATTTACAACATTGTCTGGGGAGGGGAAGGATCAGAAGGATTTTCATATCTGGACTATCATTGAAAAGGCCGAGGATTCTGAGGGAAAGAAAATTTTTTCAGTCGAGGATAAACCCTTTCTCGAAAAACTGCCTTGGAGGGTGGTGATCGATATTTCAGAGGCGATTCATGGTTTGCCGAATGTAAAGGAGATAAAAAAAAATTTAGAGACGATCTCTTCACAAGAAACCTCTTCGCCCTCTGTGACAGAAAAAGATGCTTCTTGAGAGATTTGGAAGGATTAACGATGGATGAATTAAGTGGATGGATGGCTTTTTATGAAATCGAAAGGGAAGAAATAGAGGAAAGATAATGGCTGATACAACCCTTACGATGAAATTAAAGATTCAGGATGACGGAAGTATCGTTCTTGATAAATTTTCCGGCAAACTCGCCGAAATCCCCAAGCATGTCGACAGTATGAATCGGTCTATATCCTTAATCAAATGGGACTCGATTGTAAATTTGGGACAGACAGCTTTTCAGACAGGCGAACGAATGTATGTCATGGCCCGTTCAATTGCTTCAGGAGCAATGGAGATCGAAAGAATGAGTCAGGTTTCCGGCCTTTCTACTGATGCAATCCAGAAATTCGCCTATGCAGCCAAAATGTCGGATGTCGAAAGTGGATCATTGGCAGTCGGCATTAAACGCCTTTCAAAGAATATGGAAGAGACTTCCCAAGGATCAGGAGATGCAAAAAAATGGTTTGATGTCATGGGGATTTCCGTCCAAGATTTGAATACCCGCGGATTGAAACCCCTTGACCAAATGATGGGAGAACTGGCTGATAAATTTAGCAATTGGGAAGATGGAGCCCGTAAAATTGCTATTGCGGTCGCATTATTCGGAAGATCAGGAGAAGCATTGATCCCGATGTTGAACAGGGGAAAATTTGGCCTCACTGAATTTTATAAAGAGGCCGAACGACTTGGAATCATCTTATCGCCGGATATGGTACGAAAAGGTCAAGAAGCGGAAGATGCTTTTAAACGATTTGAAGCCCAATTAAAAACATTCAAACTTTCTCTTTCTCCTTTGATTTCGGAACTTACAAAATATTTGGGAGTAATTACGGATATTATCGGTAAGAGCAAGGAATTGGCTTTTCCACCGATGCCTAAGGGTCCGGCATACGAATTGACGGGTCAGGAGAAAAAACTTTTTTCACTGTTTGGGATCGACATAATGCAACGAAAGGAGTTAAAACGCATTCCCGAACTGTGGGAGATCTTCGGCGGCGAGAGCATTTTGGGGAAAACAGAAAAGGGCGCACCTCCTGAACTTCCAAAAGAGTATCCGACCTTTAAGATGGGGGAGGATATGTGGAAATATTTCAAGGAGAGCGGGGAGTTCATAAAAATTATTCAAGGCGATGTGGTAGAACTGATCCCTGTGATCAAGGACTACGAAGCCCTTTGGGAAAAAATTGGAAGACAACCCACATTAATTTATTACGAGGATATTGAACGGCAATTAGCGGCTTTTGGTACAACACTGGGAGAAGATAAAATACAGATCACGGAATGGAGTGATAGTCTCAGTAAAAACGTGACAGTGGTACAAAAGGCGGCGGGTTATTATAAAAGTTTAAAAGATAGGATGGACGAATTACTAAATACTGCCGAACTCCTATCAACTGTGCGAATGCAGCCGGGAGGTCCCTGGACCGGAGCGGAATTTACCTACCCCACGGAAGATATTTTGA